TCACGCACGCGATACGCTGCCGCCATTGAGGTGATCAGCGACGGTCTGCAAGGCGTGCTGCCAGCGCCGAAAGGCGGTGCTGCGATGGCAGCCCAAGCGTCGGCAGACGTGCTGCCACTCGTACTGCTTGGCCCGCATCCAGATGAGGTGTCGCTGCTCGAGTTCGAGCCACTGCACCCAACGCATCGTCTCCAGCATGCGCTCGATGGCTTGGGGGGTCGGTGCGAGCGGGCGGTACGGGACTTCCTTGTCGACGAAGCCCTCCCACGCCTCGCGCGCGAACACCGGCCAAACGTTGAAGTGGCCTTGCACCCGTACCCGCGGCAGGCGACGTCCGGTATCAGCGGCTTCGGTGAAGCGCGTGGCTACGTCAGCGATCGTCCACTCACCCATGGTCTGCCCCTCCATACAACCGTTGACCGATGCGACGCACGATCTCGCGCTCGACGAAGTCCAGTCGCGCATCGCCCTCGTTGACCACCAGGATCTGCTGGCCACGCCAGCCCTCGCGCTTGAGCACTTCGAGATCGACGATCTCGGGCTGCAGTGCGCCCAGGGGACAGCGGTACTGCGGGATCGGTAACTTCATGTCACGCCCCCGCGGGCGCCACGCCATCGGGGTCCACGCCCAGGTCACGGAGTTTCCGTTCGAGTTCCTCGGCACGGCGGCGGTACTTGTCCCGCTGCACGGCAAGGTGAACGCCGTCCCGGATGCGCCGGGTCAGTTCTTCGCACAGGTACTCGTTCTCGAGGAACTTGTCCCGGTACATCAGCCCGAGCATTTGCTGGTCTTCGCTGCTCATGTCATACCTCCTGTGTCGCCAGCGCCCAGTGCAGCAGAGCCAGCGCATCGGCTTCGTTGTCGTCGGTGGGGGCGTAGCCACGGGCCCGGGCGGCGGCGATCATCTCCGGCTTGCCGGCGTTGCCCTTGCCGGTGGCGTGCTTCTTGATGGTGCCCACTGGTACGCCCTGGTACGGGATGTGGTGCTGCTCACACCAGGCAGTGAGGTGGCCGAGAAAGCCGCCGTAGGCGTGGGCGGCGTCGACGCCGGCGTGGCGGCGCACTTCTTCGAAGTAGACCGCGTGAATGTCCGAGGAAACGCTGCACACTTCGTTGAGCCAGCGCTTGAAGCGCAGGAAGCGCATGCCGCCGCCTTCGAAGCGTTGCGGCCTGAAGGCAACGGTGCCGCTGCTGACGGTGCCGTCCCCGTGGTGCAGCGCCCAGCCGGTGGTCGTACCCAGGTCGAGGGCGAGAATGGTCGTGTTCATGTCCTGTAAGTCCTTGGTTTGGCAAGCGCCGACGCAATTGACGCTGATGTTCGTTAACCCCCACACGCGCGCACGCGTGGAAGGTAATGAAAGTCTGTGTCCAATGCGTCAGGCCCGGGTTTGATGGATCGTTCAGTTGTCGGTGTAAGGCAGGTAACCGGGCTGCGGCGGATCCTTCAAGCCGATCCCCTGGAAGCCGCGCACGCCACCTGCGTTGCGCCATTTCTTGATCCCCTTGGTAAGCAGCAGATCGGAGAAGCGACGCTGGGTGCCGATGAATTCGCCGGCCGCGTCGGCCCATTGCTTCCAGTCGTTGAAGATCTCGCTGGTGAGGGCCTTGTCATTGGCGCCGTGCGTACACCGCTCATCGAGCCAACGTCCGATTGCGTCCTCGGCTTCGAAATACTCGTCCGTCGCCGACAGTACAGCCGCGGGGGGCTGCAGCCCATCGCGCTGCCAGTGCAGGCAGCCGGCGACGGCCCAGGCGAGAATTCCGTCCCGTTCAAGCAGCAGCTTCTCGGTGAGCTTGCCGTCGCGCTTGTCCGGTGGGATGGTCACCGTGAACGGAATCAGATGCAGTCGCCGGCGCATGGCCTCGTCGACGTTGCGGATCGACGGCTTGTGGTTGCCGGCGATCACCAACTTGAACTGCGGGGTGTACTCGAAGAAGTCCTGACGCATGAAGCGCGCCGACACCCGGTCGCCTCCGGTGATGGCTTTGACCTTGGACTCGTTCCAGCGGCGCCCTTGCTCGGTTTCAATCGCCGAAACGAAACGGGCGCCGCGCAGGCCCGCGAGATCGGTGGGATGCCGGTCGCCCTTGGCTTCCATGAAGGTTTCCATCGGGGCGTTGACGGCGTAATCGCCGAGGATGGTGGTGATGACGTTGACGAACACCGACTTGCCGTTGGCGCCGGTGCCGTAGAGAAAGAACAGCGCGTGGGCGCTGGTGACACCGGTGAGGCAATAGCCGACCATCCGTTGCAGGTACGCGATCAGTTCGGTGTCGCCGCCAGTGACGTCGACCAGAAACGCCTGCCAGCGGGGGCAGTCACTGCCCGGGGTCGCAGTGGCGATCTTGGTCATGCGGTCGTCGCGCCGGTGCGGGCGCAGGTGACCGGAGCGCAGATCGATCACCCCGCTGGGGGTGTTGAGCAGCCACTGATCGGCATCCCACTCCTCCACCGTGGCGGCGTGGGTGGGATCGCTGCAGGCAATTCTTTCTACTGCCGCGATGGTCGACCGGCTGGCGAGCCTGGCTTTCTGCCGGGCATTGCCGGACTGGTTCGCCGCCAGACGGCAGACGCCGCGGGCGAGATGCGCGACGTAGAGCACCTGATCGGGGTTCCAACGCACCCCGGTCCAAACTAACCACTTGCCCCACAGCGCGCAGTAGCGCCAGTCCGCGCAGTACTGGCCGGTGAAGGCGGTGGCGATGCCATCCTCGGTCGTCAGGTCGAGACCCTGGAGCAAATCGGGCGAGGGCGTTTCGTCGACCGGACGGGTCACCGGCAGCCGTTGGCCGGCGGCGAGAAAGCCGGCGACATCGAAGCCTTCGGCGAGGGCATCGGCGGCATCCCAGCCCTCTGGCTTGTCCTCAGGTGGATAGAGGATGGCGCAGGAGGTGGCACCGGCTTGGAGCAACGTGTCCGCAGCGCGCGTCGCGTACTCCCATCCCGGCTTGTCCTTGTCCGGCCAGATCAGCACGGCCTTGCCCGTCAGCGGCGACCAGTCGGTCTTGTCGACTGGTGCGTTGGCGCCGTGCATCGCGGTCGTGGCGCAGATACCGGCCTCGATCAACGCTTGTGCACACTTCTCGCCTTCGACCAGCACCACCTGCTGGGCGATCCTGATGCCCGGCTGGTGGTAGAGCGGCCGCGGGGTCGGCGGCGCCATCTTCTTACGCCGGGCGTCCCACGGCCGAAATTCCTTCTTGCCGCCGGGCGGGTCGTAGCGATAGACGACGGCGAGCAGCTTGCCCTCGGCATCGAGGTAGTCCCACTTGGCGGTGGCCGGACCGAGGTCATCGACCGGAGCCTCCTTCCTGGCCTTGCGCGTCGGCGCGACCGGAGCATGACCAACAAGATCGCTGGCGTACTGCAACACCCGCGGGAAGTCCTGCGTCACGTCCACGCTGAGGTAGGCCGCCAGCAGATCGAAGATGTCGCCACCGTCGCCGGTCGCACGATCGGTCCACAGCCCGGCCTTCTCGCCGTTGAGCACGACCTCGAGGCTGTCGCCGGGGCTGCCCAGCACGTCGCCGATCAGGAACTTGCCCCGGCGCTTCGTGCCGGCCGGGAACAGCGTGCACAGCACCGACTCGAGCTTGGACAGCAACGCCGCGCGGATCTCCTCGCGTTCGCCATGGGGGTCGCGCGCGACCGGCGCCACCAGGGCGTTGAAATCAAGCATGCCGACCGTTCCCCCGTGGCGCCTCAAGCCGGGCTTTGGACCGCTCCGTGATGCCGACCGCCTCGGCCAGGTCGGCTAGACGCGGTGAGGGTTCGCGCAACTGGCGCAGGGCGTTGCGTTCCAGCTGTCGCACGCGCTCGCGCGTCAGGCCCTGCCGGTCGGCAACCTCGGCGATGGTGCAGGCCGCAGTGCCGAGACCAAACCGGGCGCGCACCACCGCGGCCTCTGGCGGCGGAAGGGTAGCAAGGATGGCCTCCACTCCCTGCGCGACCTCCTTGCGGCTGGCAATCACCTCGACGTCGTCCGCCATTGGCGCACCGGCGCTGAACACCGCCAGCTGCGCGGCCGTGACATCGGCATGGGCGCCATTGCGCGTCAGCGGTACCTGCTGCTCATCCGACCAGAGTTCATCCGGTGAAGCACCGAGGAAGTCGCACAGCGCCCAGGCGGAGTCACGCAGACAGCCATCGGCACCGAGCGGCGAGCGGGTGAGGTTGAGGTACGGCCGCAATTCGCTGCCGTAGTCGATCCCCACCGCGGCGGCGAAGCGCTGTCCCGGGCGGTGCCCGGCGGCCGCGATGGCGCGCAGCAGCCGCGCATTGCGGACCGTGAGGCGCAGGCGATAGTCACTCATGTGCCACCTCCGGCGCGCCGTGACGGCGTTGCTGCCAGGCCTCGAGTTCGGACAGCTTGAAGCGGACCATCTTGCCGATGCGGTAGTACGGCACCTGCTGCTTGTCGCGCTGTGCGGCGTTGATGAGGTAGTACAGGGGCAGGTTCATGATGTAGGCCGCCTCGCGGGCATCGACGAACGGTTCGCGTGCGGGTGCCGGCGCGATTTGCGGTGAGTTCATGCAGGGGTTCTCCAGCAACGGTCTTGCCAGTTGCACATCCGACATTCGAAGTGCGCGGGATCGGTGAATGAGCGCGGCAGCAGTTCCGCGGCCGCGGTGGCGGTGATCACCTTGGCGGCCCGATCCGACATTCGCTGCGCGAGGCCAACGTCGAACGGCACCCACTCGGCGTAGATCTCCATCGTGTCGGCGTTGAGCGCGGTAAAAAGCGCCGGATGTTCATGCAACTCGAGATAGGCCTGGTACAGCGCGACCTGAGCGGCGTAGACCGGCTTGGCCACCGCAAGTCGGTGCTTCTCCAGCTCGCGCCAGGACTTGCTGCCCAGGCACTTCATCTCCCATAGGCAGGGATAGGCGAAGGGCGCCGGGCCGCCGACGATGACGCCATCGACGTGGCCCTGCAGCTGGCCGTCGGCGACCGCGAAGCCGAACTGCCCGCCGTCGGCCTTGCGCGTGCGCAGATCAAACCCCGCCGCGCGCAGCCAGGTCACCATGCAGTCCTCCATGACGTGGCCGCGCTCGAAGATGCGCAGCATCCGGCCTTGCAACTCGCGCCCGTAGTCGACCGGCGCTTGCGCGAACTCGTACTGCAGCGCGCGTTCGCAGCCGACCCCCAGCCGCGAGGCGCCGAGGTACTGGCGTACTGGCGCTTCGGCTCGCGCACGTTGCAGGCCGGCATCGACCAAGGCCGCGATCTGCCCGGATACGCTGGCCGTGGCGTTGAAGTCGATCATGGTGCCGCCTCCCACGGCAGGTCGCTGTTGATGTCCAGGAACGGATCGAGGGTGGTGCCCGGGAGTCCGCGTACCGGCGGGGCTTGGGTCGCCTCGTGGTGCGCCACCATCGCCGTGGTGTACTCGGTGACGATGGCGTCGATCACCTGCAGCGCCTCGGCCTCCGAGTAGCTGCCGAGCGGCTTATTGAACCCGATCGTCTCGGCGACGCTGCCGAAGGCCTTGAGGCAGGTTCGCATCGCCGCGCGCTCGATGTCGGAGGCGTCAATCACGATCACCTCCGTGCCTTTGCGGTCGGCGTCGACCCGCAGACCGTACAGGCGGTGAAAGACGTCCTGGCAGCGCCGGCTGCAGAACACCCAGGCCAGGGGATAGCGGCGGGAATCGGCCACCCCGAACCGAAGATCCGTATGGCCAAAGCCGCGGGCCTGCCGGGAACAGACCCAGCATTTCATGGGTGCCGCTCACTGCGCCCACGCCGGCTTGCCGGTGGGGGCCGGACGCGCCGGGGGCGCGTAAGCGGGCGCGGTCGGTGTCGCAGCGGCGTTGACCGAACGGGGGACAGCGCCCATCAATGACGCGTAATCCTTGTGGTCGGGCTCCACCGCCAGCTTCACCACATTGCGGTCCTCGCCCTTGGCGTCCTTCTCGACGTCGATGCAAGCCAGGAACTCGATGCCGTCCAGATCCTGAAAGCCGGCGATGCGCCGCGCATTAGCGGCCGCCGGTGAGTTGTCCTGGGGGTGGACGTTGCGGGCGCTGTTAAGGATCGCCCGGATCATGCTGCGGCCCATCTGTGCCCAGACCGGCCCCTTCTTTGAGTAGAGACCGATGTTCGACCACAGCTTGCGCTTGGCGTAGGGACCTTCCAGCACCACGAACTCGGCGGCGAGATACACGCTGCCGGTGTCGAAGCTCTGGCTGGCGTAGCCACCGGTCCAGCCCTGCGCCGGATCGTCGTGACCGCCGGGCTTGAGCGTCATCCGCACCTTCGCCAAGGTGCCCTTCGGAATGATGTCGAAGGTGCCTTGCTGGGCGTTGGCGTCGTTGAAGTCCTGCCATCCGTTGTTCGCGTTCATGGTGTGCTCCTGATCGGGGGGTGTGGTTTCCGGGCCGCGGCGGAGATCGCGGTCGTCCGGCATTGCGTGGTGTTCCTGGTTGTCGGTGGCAGGTCGTCGTCGGTCACAACATTCCCTGGCCGAGGCACTTTCGGATCAGCTGGCCCAGGTCCGGCGGTTCGACCGGGTCGAGCCGACCGCTGCGGTCCTTGCTCGGGTAGCCGAAGGCGTTGTCGGCGCGGGTGACGAAACCCCGGTAGGGACTGCCGTCTTCCGCTTTGAGCACCGCCAGGGTGATGACCTCATCGAGCACGCCGGGCAATTCGAGCGCGGTCTTGCTGCCCTCGAGCTGCAGCTGGTAGAAGCGGCGATTGAAGTCGTCGGTCTTTTCTTCCAGGATGGCGACATAGATCACGTGCTTGTCGCGTACGTGCTGCAGGTGCGTGAGCGCAGTGATCATTTCCTGACCGAGCAAGCCGTAGGCGCCGCGGTTGTCCGGCTTGCCGGCCTTCTCCGAATAGGCCTGCGGCTGGGTCTTGCACCAGGCGAAGCAGAGCCGCGACAGCACGGTCAGCGAATCGACGAAGTAGTACTCGTACTTCGCCAACTGGGTCGGGTCGCCGTACTCGGCGCAAACGTGCTGGTAGTGAGCGTCGGAGAACGCCTGCTCGGCGGTGGCCGTCGGTAACGGCCCGGCGAGGAACACCACCAGATCGCGGAACTCGTTCCAGGTCCGCGGCCGTACCGTGTCGCCGGGCCAACGCTTGACCGCCAGATCGCCGGCCTCGAGGTCGACGAACAGGGTCGACTCTGGCGGCAAGGTCAGCAGTTGGGTAGTTTTGCCGACTCCGGGAAAGCCCACCAAGCCGATCTTGGCGCTGTGCCGTTCCTTGAGCCGCTCGGCAGCGGAGATGATGGGCAGCGTCATGGCGTCCCCTCGTCGCCGAGTGCCAGCCGGAAGGACGGCTTGCCCGGCTTGACGGTACGCGCCGCGGCGAATTGTTCCTTCAGCACCGGTGGCCAGGCGCTCCAACGCGATTCCGACACGGACAGTTCGATGTCCATGTAGTCTTCGACCCGCTCGCCGGTGCAGGCGACGCGCTCGGCGATTGCCGTCAGCTGCCTCTGGTCCCACGCCACACGCTTCGGCAACTCGTAGGTGACGCGCAGCGCGCCGTCGGAAACGTGGGTGACGCCGAAGTCGCGGCCGGACAGGCGCAGCGAGGTGCGCGCCTGCTCGCCGTAGCGTTGTTCCAGGGCGGCATCGAGCTTGGTCTTGGCTTGCTTCGCCCAGGTGAGCAGTTCGGCAACCGCCTGGTCGAGCTCCTGCAGCCGTTGTGGTGGCAGTGAGGCCACCTCAGCCACCGACAGGTCCGGCAGGTCGGTGCGAAAGACAGTCATCAGATCGGTCAT